TAAAGCATGGTTTATAGTAGCAGTAATGTCTGGTGTATATACAGACGGAACAAAAGATGTATTTATATTTAACAACCCATCAGACCACGGACACTTTCATAGTTCAGTCATGTGTCAGAGGTTTATAGGGGATCATCCGTTCAAACTTGCAAGAGCTTTGATTAAAGAATATGGAAACAGACCACCAGAGCAGATTATGTGTGTGCCTGAAGACACTGTTAAATTATTTATGGAAGAAGGTGGCAGACGAGGAGAACCAACCTAGTGCTATACGAACCCACCTGTGAAGTTTGTGGGCATCACATTGAGGATGACAGATGTGAATATTGTCGGACTACAGGTGAAAACGGAGATTGGGTAAGCAAGGTAATAGAACAAGCAAAAGATCCACGACACGATCAATCAGCATTTAAAGATAAGAAGAAAAAGAATGACAAAAATACTAACTGAAAAGCAACAAAAGTTTATGGCTGTATTATTTGAAGATGCAGGTGGGGACGTTGTAACTGCTAAGAAGTTAGCAGGATACTCAGACGGCACAGCAACATCAGATATAATAAAAGCTTTAAAAGATGAAATAGACGATGCAACAAAACAGTATATGGCTCGTATTGCACCAAAAGCTGCTGTGGCACTAGGTAACGCTTTAACTGACCCTACAGAGTTAGGTATTCGTGATAAGATGACAGCAGCAAAAGACTTATTGGACAGGGCAGGATACATAAAAACAGAAAAAGTAAATGTAGAATCTTCAGGTGGGTTGTTTGTTCTTCCTGCTAAAGAAGGAACAAATGAGTGAGGATAGGAATGGTTTAGGGTATTGGACGTTACCTAAGCCTGACATAGAAGTAAAAGAGTGGAGTAGAATACCTAGAGTAGCAAGAACTGTTCCTTTTGGTTATAAAGAAGATCCTGATGATGTAGACTTTTTATTACCAATAAAAGAAGAACTAGATGCACTAGAACAAGCGAAGCAACATCTTAAACAGTATAGTTATAGAGAGGTTGCCCTCTGGTTGAGCAAGGAAACAGGACGTTACATATCACACATGGGTTTAAAGAAGAGAATAGATATTGAGCGAAGACGTAAAAAATCAGCTACGATTAAGAGGGAGCTTACCAGAAGGCTCAAAAAGACGATACAAGAAATCGAGAAAATCGAAACCCAAAGAACAGGAAGTTATACAACAGCAGATAGCACAGCCTGAAGTTGTAAAAGAGATAGCACTACCAGAAGTGCAACAAGAACAAGAGGTTCTGTTCAGACCAAACGAAGGGCCTCAAACAGACTTTCTAGCATCCTCAGAGCGAGAGGTGTTATATGGTGGAGCAGCAGGAGGAGGCAAATCATTTGCCATGTTAGCTGACCCACTGAGAGGACTAAACAATTCTAACTTTAGTGGACTGTTGGTTCGACACACAACGGAGGAGCTAAGAGAGCTAATACAAAAGTCTCAGGAGTTGTACCCAAAAGCAATTCCAGGGATAAAATGGTCAGAGAGAAAGTCACAGTGGGTTACTCCAAAAGGGGGACGACTGTGGATGTCCTACCTAGACCGTGACCTAGATGTGATGCGTTATCAAGGTCAGGCTTTTAACTGGATAGGATTTGACGAACTTACGCAGTGGGCGACACCTTACGCTTGGGACTATATGCGTTCACGACTCAGGAGTGCAGACAGAACACTTGGACTGTACATGAGAGCAACAACTAACCCTGGAGGACCAGGACACCAATGGGTAAAAAAGACATTCATCGACCCATCCCCACCCAACTCATCGTTTTGGGCAACGGATACGGAAACAGGTAATGTTATTACTTTTCCACAAGGTCATAGCAGAGAAGGACAACCTCTTTTTAGAAGACGCTTCATACCTGCTAATTTGTTTGACAACCCATATTTAGCTGAGTCAGGTGACTATGAGGCAATGCTATTATCTTTGCCAGAACACCAGAGGAAGCAACTACTAGAGGGTAACTGGGATGTAGCTGAAGGAGCAGCGTTCCCTGAGTTTGACAGAACAAAACACGTTGTTGAACCGTATAAGATACCTGCTAGTTGGACTAAGTTTAGAGCGTGTGACTACGGTTATGGAAGTTACTCTGCTGTCGTGTGGTTAGCCATAACACCTGCTGAACAGCTTGTTGTGTATAGAGAGCTGCAGGTATCAAAGGTTCTAGCCGTAGATTTAGCTGATAGAATACTAGAACTAGAAGCTGAAGATGGTAGAATACAATACGGAGTTTTAGATAGCTCACTATGGCACAAAAGGGGAGACACTGGCCCTAGCCTAGCAGAGCAGATGATTGTAAGAGGTTGTAAGTGGCGACCATCAGATAGAAGCAGAGGAAGTAGAATTGCAGGAAAAAACGAACTACACAGACGACTCCAAGTTGACGAACACACCAGTGAACCACGCATTGTTATATTTAATAACTGCACAAACCTTATATCTCAACTTCCTAGTCTCCCTTTGGACAAGAAAAACTCCGAAGATGTAGACACTAATAGTATGGACCATATGTATGACGCATTACGGTATGGTATAATGACAAGACCTAGAAGTTCCATTTGGGACTATAACCCTGTAAATCAGCGAACAGGCTTTCAAATCGCTGACCCTAGTTTTGGATATTAAATATGGCAGAAGATAAAGAAGTAGTATTTGACACTGATGGTGTCTCCGTAATACAGGACGATGATCCTGCACTAAAATCAGAGAGTGATGTAGTAAGTTTTGTACAAGGTAGATTTAAACGAGCAGAAGATGTACGACAACAAGACGAACAAAGATGGCTAAAGGCATATAGAAACTACAGAGGACTATACGGCCCTGACGTACAGTTTACTGAAACAGAAAAATCACGAGTGTTTGTAAAAGTAACAAAAACAAAAACATTGGCAGCATATGGTCAAATAATTGACGTTTTGTTTGGCAACAATACTTTCCCTCTCACGGTCAATCCAACAAAGTTACCTGATGGTGTAGCTGAGTCGGTACACATAAATATAGATCCTAATGCAGAAAAGGGTCAAGAAGAACTGCGACAGGCTTTTGAAGAGAAACCTTCAGAGCCTTTTTTATTTACACCAGATGGTAAACTAAAACCAGGCGACACTATTCAAGATGTACAAAACAGATTAGGTGCAGAGAAGAATAAATTAAATGGTGTATCAGAAAAGATAATAGAGGGAGATGGTAAAACACAAACGACTGTTACCTTTCACCCTGCTATGGTTGCAGCAAAGAAGATGGAAAAGAAGATACACGATCAACTAGAAGAGTCAGGTGCAAACAAACAACTCCGTAACACAGCTTTTGAAATGGCTTTGTTTGGCACAGGTATTATGAAAGGACCTTTTGCACTAGACAAAGAATATCCTAACTGGAATGATGACGGAGAGTATGACCCTATAATTAAAACAGTGCCATCAACAAGTCACGTTTCCATGTGGAACTTTTACCCTGACCCTGATGCGTACAGTATGGACGAAGCTGAATATTGCGTAGAGAGACACAAGCTATCCAAAACACAAATGCGTAACTTAAAAAACAGACCATATTTTAGAGAGGAGTCCATAGAAGCCTGTCTCGATATGGGCGCACAATACGACAAGAAGTATTGGGAAGACGATATGAAAGACTACGCTATTGAAAACTACACAGAGCGTTATGAAGTGTTAGAGTTTTGGGGATATGTGGATGCTGATATACTAGAAGAAAATGGTGTAGAGATACCAGAAGAACTAGGTGACGTAGAACAAATTAATTGTAATATATGGGTATGTCAAGGTCATGTTCTTAGATTAGTTCTTAATCCTTTCAAGCCAGTGCGTATACCTTATTACGCTGTTCCTTATGAACATAACCCTTACAGTTTCTTTGGTGTTGGTATTGCTGAAAACATGGACGATACACAAACACTGATGAACGGTTTTATGCGTATGGCTATAGATAACGCTGCATTGAGTGGCAATCTTATCATAGAAGTTGATGAAACTAATCTCGTGCCTGGTCAAGATTTATCTGTTTACCCAGGTAAAATATTTAGGAGACAAGGGGGTGCGCCTGGTCAAGCTATCTTTGGTACGAAGTTTCCAAATGTAGCAGGTGAGAATATGCAACTATTTGATAAGGCACGAGTGTTAGCTGATGAAAGCACAGGTTTTCCTAGCTTTGCACATGGACAAACAGGTATATCAGGTGTAGGACGTACAGCGTCAGGTATATCTATGTTGATGTCAGCAGCAAACGGCTCTATACGTAATGTTGTTAAGAATGTTGACGATTATTTATTAGCACCTATGGGCAAGGCATTTTTTAGTTTTAATATGCAGTTTGACTATGACCCAAAGATAAAAGGTGACTTGGAAATAAAAGCACAAGGAACAGAGAGTCTTATGGCTAATGAAGTACGTAGTCAAAGACTAATGCAGTTCTTACAAGTTGCATCAAACCCTGCATTAGCACCGTTTGCTAAGATGGATTATATTATTAGAGAGATTGCAAAGGCTATGGATCTTGACCCTGATAAGGTTACAAATAGTTTGCAAGACGCTGTGATACAGTCTGAAATATTTAAAAAGTTTCAAGAACAAATGCCACAGCAACAACAAGCTCCACAACCTGCTGAAGGACAACCTGCACCTGCAGGAGCAAACGTTCAAGATGCCACAGGAGGTGGGGGTTCACAAATAGGTACAGGAACAGCACCTGCACCAGGAGAAGAGGGATTTACTGGTAATGTCTAAGATTAAAGAGTTGACGAATAACAAAGAACTATGGGACGCTTTTGTAGAGGAGCTACAACGATCAATAGTAAACTATCAGCGAACAATAGAGCAAACAGAGAAACCATCAGACATTTATAGGTTGCAAGGTGCTATCTCTGCTCTTAGACGTTTGATGCAATTAAGGGACATGATGAACAATGGAAAGAGCTGACGAACTCAACAGGGATCAACAAATGAAATTTGCCTTTATGAATGAGGGTGGTTTTTTAGATGGGCAGCCTCATGTATTTAATGAAGGTGGAGTACTTGCTGACGATGGAATGGACAAAGATCCTGTTAGTGGCAACGAAGTTCCGTCAGGTAGTATGGCTAAGGAAGTTAGAGATGACGTTCCTGCTATGCTGAGTGAAGGCGAATATGTTGTTCCTGCTGATGTCGTTAGATATCATGGTATAGATAAGTTTGAAGAACTTAGAGAAGAAGCCAAGATGGGTTTGTCTCGTATGGAGGCTGATGGAAGAATAGGTGGCGAACCTGTTGATGAAGACCCATTCCCTTTTTCTGTAGAGGAGTTAGAGGGTTTCCAAGAGGGTGGTGCAGTGGGAGACACCTACTCTGATGTTATGGGTGATACGTTTACACCTGGTCAGAGATACCCATCATCACCACGTTTTCCTGGTGTTGGATTCGAGCTACGTAATTTTACAAATCCAAAAACAGGCAGAGTTGTTGTTATACCTTTCTTCAACGGTATGCCAATGCAGTACATACCACCAGACTTTTTAGAGGGTGGACAAACAAGTGGCACAGGAACTTTTGATCCTGCTGCTGATGAGAGAAGTAGACAAGAAGATGAAGCAGAGAGAGCTAGACGAAGAGGCACACAAGGAAGAACAGACGAGTTTATAAAAGACTACATTAAAACACAACAAGGTCAATCTCAACAGGCTACAAGTAAACCTTTCTCTGAGTATTCGCCAGATGATTTCAGAAGCTATCTTAAAACAAGACAAAGTGTTGTCGGTAGAGTTTTAGATCAAATACCCATAGTTGGAATAATAACATCTATGCAGGACAATGCTGCCAGAGAGTTTGCTAGAAAGTCTCTAATACAGGGAAAGAATATCGTAACAGGTGAAGCTCTTACAAACAATGAGGCAGGGGTATTGATGGAAGTGGCTGATATGCCTAGAGGAAAAAGTATGTTAGAAACGATAGATAACTTCTTACAAGGTAAAACTCCTCGTGCTGATGGTATTGTAATTGATGACACACCACCGATTGATACAGAATTAAGACGAACAACGTATGAGCCTGAAAAACCATTACCTGAGACTAAGGACATAACTACACCTGAGAGTTTTCAAAATATAATAGACCCAAATCAAACTTTTGAAGTACCTGACCCTAACATAGATGCTCAACTAAACGAAAAGATAGAAAAGGAAAGAGCAACAGGTCCTGTGGGTATGCCTCTGGAAGATGCTCAGGCACAGTTTGAAACTATTGATGCACCAAAGCAAAAAGAATATCTTTGGGTTACATTCCCTGGCAATAACAAACCTGTAAGGGTAGAAAAGTCAGAAGCATTAAAGTTAGGTGAAGCAGCTCTAGCTAATATAGATAAAGACGTTGATATACCAGGAGTTGCAAAAGTATCTACAACAGGAGACAACAGAAGAAAGATAGTATCAGGAGCAGTTCTTGATAAATTTATTACTTCTTCAGGACTTAAAGTTGCACCTGTAGAACAAACAAAGGAAGCATTACAAGAAAACATAAAGAGTGGCCCTATAAATAAAGATACAGGTCTTGTCAATAAAATACAAAGTATATTTGATTTTAGTGCTACTGGACAGGATATGGCAGGAAGAAAAGTATTAATAGACAAAAGTGACCCTAAGTATGTAAGCCTAACAGAGAGAGAAAAACAAATAGTTGAAAACTTTAATGTAACAGGCTTTGAAGGTAATTACATGGCTGCTTTAGCAAAGGCCAAAATAGAGAGTGGTGAAAACTATAACCAGTTTAGAGAAAACTTATACTATAGCACTCCTGATAGGTTTAAATTAGTTTTTGGAAATAATATAGCACCTGATGGCCGATTAATAAAAAACATATCAAATCAAGAAATAAATAATTTTGGTATTATAAAAAATCCTCAAGCAATGGCAGAGTTTGTATATGGATCAAACACAAGTAAAGGTAAAGAGCTAGGAAACACAGAGGTAGGTGATGCTTATAAGTATAGAGGAAGCTCTACGTTACACATAACTGGTAAAGCTAATTTTGAAGAATTGGGTTTAAAACTTTTTGGCGATAAAAACTATTTTACAAAAATGTCTGAAAGCGAAATAACAAATTATTTTAGTGATCCATTTAGATCAGACCAAGCAGCAGCCAAGTTTTTAGAGGGTAAGAATGTTAAAACGGCAAGGGCAATGAATACAGTTATTGGGGGATTTGAAAAAATACCAGGGGAGGTTGAAGACCTCAAAAAGTTTGTTCCACCAACTGAACCTAGAGTTGCTGTTGCTGAACAACCTCTCCCAGTAACAACAGGAGAGATGCTCACTGAACCTGTGCTACCTGACGTAACAGCGTTTAAACCTCAGCCTCAACCAGAGATGACACCTGAGCAGTTCAGAGCAGTAGAACAACAACGAGCTATGATGCAGGGTATGCGTCAACCATCTGACCCAACACAAGTGGGAGCAGCTCCTTTAGCACCCACTATAGATACTCCAGGTGGTTTTGAAGTTCCAACTGTAGGGGTAGATGCAGCTCCAAGTGCTTTACCTGTTGAGCCAGGGCCACTACAAGACTTACCTGTTGGTGTATCAATAGAAGCTGATGGACAATTTACAGGCACAGGTGCTTTACCACCAACACCTGACTTTACTACTTTTGAGCAGGACAGGACAATATCTGCGCCTACTGATCCTCGACCCAAACGTAGAGTGCAGAGAAAAACACCGACAACAACAGGGTTGTTAGATGTTTCACAAACAACTCCTACAAGTAGTGTAAGTAGAAGAGACTCAAGAGTACCTGAACCTAAAAGTTTTCAAAATATAATAGATCCAAAACAAACTTTTGAAGCACCAGAGATAAAATCTAAACCTCTTGAGACAGAGCAAACAGGGGTATTTAGATTATTTCCTGAATATGAGATAGCTAAAAATCAAGCTAGAATTAGAACAGAAAATAAAAGAATTAGTGGTGTCGGACAACAAATAGAAGATGCTTTTGATTTTAAGTCTGATATAAACACTCTACCAAAAATTGACTCTAAAGATTTAGCACCCAGTTTTGATTCTACCACCCCATTACCCTCCTTGTCTGTGACAGACGTAGGACAAAAAACAGAGATGCAAGATAAACTAGAATCTTCTATTAGAGTTCAAGCAGAGCAAGATAGACAAAGAGCGTTAGAACAAGAGAAGTTTAGAAGAGAGCAGAACAGACTAGCTGAACAGCAAAAGAGAAGGAATATTGAAATAGCTAATAAGTTTAAGACTTCTCAAGAAGTAAACACACAGTTACAAAAAGAACTAGCTGATGCTCAAAATCAAAGTAATAAACTTCTGGATAACATAAAAAAGAAAGATGAAGAACTAGCAGCAGCCAAAGAAAGAAAATTTAGAGAACAACAAGAAAAAGAAATATATGACGAAACACAAAAGAATGTTCAGGAACAAATGGCAGCAGCAGCTAAAGAGCAGGAGGCTACAGCTAAAAAGAAAAGTGAAGACAGAAAGTCTGCATATATACAGCACCTAAAAGATGTTGGAAACGTTGAAGGTGGGCCAGGTGGTGATGCTATGGTTCAGATTGAAAGACAAAGGCAAGAACAAGCAAAACAAGATGAAAGAGATAGAAAAAATCCTTGGGTTGACTCAGCATCAAGTGCTATGCTTGATCGTCAGGGTGAGATTGTATACTCAATGGGAAATGCAGAGGAAATAGAAAAGCATGAACAAAGAGTAAAAGATCAAGCTGAGGCTGCTGCACGACATGACGCTATGTTAAGACGAGAAGAGGAACAGAACAGAGATAGTGGCGATGATGGTGGTGGGCCACCTGACATAACCGACAGTGGTGGAGGTGGAGGCAGTGACAAGATTGTCTGCACAGAAATGTATAGACAGACACAGCTTGTTGACTGGAAGAAAGCCATGAAGATATGGGACGTTTATCAAAGACGTTATCTTACACCTGAACATCAAATTGGATATCATTGGCTATTTAAGCCATATATAAAAGGTATGCAGAGGAGTGGTGTACTAACAAAATTAGGTGCTGCATTAGCAAAAAGAAGAACACAGCACTTAAAACATATTCTTACCAAAGGAAAAGCTAAAGATGATTTGGTAGGAAACTTGTGGTGTAAAATAATACACCCAATAGTGTACGTTGCAGGAAAAGTAAAAACTTTTTGCAACGCTTAAACCAAGGCTACTTGATGAAAATCAACCCCAATGGAAGGAGTAAATATTATGCCAGAGTTAGAAAATGTAGAAAAAGTGAAGGTTGCAGGATTTGTTGATCCAAGGCCACGAAAAAACAAAAACGCAGAGCGTATCAAAAAAGACGAGGAGGAGTTACAAGAACTTCTCAAAGCCAGAGAGCAAGGTAAACAACCTGCTGAAGAGGTCGAAGAAGTATCTGCTCCTGAAGAGGGAGAGACAACAGAAAAAGAGGATAAGAGTCTTTCAAAAGAAGAATTATCTTTTAAGAAAAGATACGGTGATTTGCGTAGACACATGGCAAACAAAGATAAGGAGACTGAGGAAAGAATCAAGGCTCTTGAAGATCAGTTGTCAAAGGCTACTAAGAATGAGTTGGTTCTACCCAAATCTGAAGATGAAATAACAGCGTGGGCAAAAAAGTATCCTGATATAGCAGGAATAGTTGAGTCTATAGCTGACAAGAAAGCTAAAGAAAGATCAAAGGATCTTGATAAAAGGCTTGAAAACATTGAGAAAATGCGAGTGGAAGCAGTGAAAGAAAAAGCTGAGGCTGAACTTATAAAACTGCATCCTGACTTTGCAGACATCAGAGAGGACGACAAGTTCCACGATTGGGCCGACCAACAGCCTAAGTGGGTACAAGATGCTCTCTACGAGAATGTTGATGATGCTAAGTCTGTTGCACGAGTCATAGACTTGTATAAAATAGACGCAGGTATCACAACTAAAAAGAGCGATAGTAAAAAGTCTGCAGCTTCTGCTGTAAACACTCGCTCTAAGGCTTCTCCAACAGCAGATGAGTCTAACAACTACATTAAAGAGTCTCAAGTAGATAAAATGTCAGACCAAGAGTATGCTAAAAATCAAGAGGCCATTTTAGAAGCAATGCGATCAGGTAAGTTTGTATACGATTTATCTGGTGCAGCACGATAAAAAAGTGTTGACAAGGTATTCTTTCTAAATATAACTAACACGTACAAACATAGATTGTCTGACTACCTACGACAAGTATAGACCCAATCTGTTTGAAATCATGTAATCAAACAACATTGCAACTCTAAAAAAGCGTAGCCTCTATAATCGTAAGTTTGTTATTAACGCCATAACAACTTTTATAGGAGGATTTATCATGGCATTTCAAACAACGTCAGGTTACGGCAACTTACCCAACGGTAATTTTTCGCCAGTAATCTACTCGAAACAAGTACAACTTGCGTTTCGTAAATCGACTGTTGTGGGTGACATTACTAATTCTGACTACTTTGGTGAAATTTCTAACCAGGGTGATACAGTTAGGATTATTAAAGAGCCTGAAATATCAGTCAAACAGTACGCACGAGGTACACAGGTAACAGCACAAGATTTAGATGACGAGGACTTTCAGCTCGTTGTTGACAAGTCTAACTACTATGCTTTCAAAATGGATGACATTGAGGAAGCACACAGTCATATAAATTTTATGCAACTAGCTACAGACAGAGCAGCATACAAACTTGCTGACCAATACGACCAAGAAGTTCTTGGTTATCTATCTGGTTTTGCACAGTCTGCTATAGGCTCTGTTGCGAGTACAGCTAACTCAACCGTTAACGGAACTAAAGCCGTTAGCACTGCAGGTTCTGATGAACTTCTTACTTCAATGAAGCTAAGGAAGGACTCATTCGGAAACATCACCACATCATCAGCAGGAGATCACTCAATCCCTGTTGCTAACGTGCCAAATGGA